AAAGATAAAGAGGACATACTTAACAAAATAGATAATATAGAATGGAATGATTATTCTTCATTAGCGACAAACAGTTGTAAACATATTCGTAAATATGCTATAGAGAAGTGTTTATTTGATTTGGGATATGGTACGGAAAAAACACAAAGTATCAGCACATTAGAGGAGTATCTATATGCAAACAATTGAGAGAACGACCCTAGTTAAACTAAAATGAAAAATAGAAAAAAGGTTGACTAATCACAGTCAATATGATATAAATAAAAGTATGAGATGCCAAACGGGTCTCATACTTTTTTATTAAACACTTAACTTGCTTACAAGGAGTAAAGTAACATGGTACAATCCATTTTTAACGATCCAATCTATCAGCCATATTTTATTGGCTATCAAGATATGATTAAGCGGATCAAAACTACCACAGAACAATTCAGTCAACAGTCGTATCCTCCCTTTAACGTTAAAAAGGTTGACTACAATAAGTATGTCATCGAAATCGCAGTGGCGGGTTTCGACAAAGCGGATATCGACATTGAACACAAAGATTCCACACTTACCATCAAGTCTGACGTAAAGACGAAAGAGCCTAATGGCGAAGAGTGGATTCATCGTGGAATTGGTCTACGAAAGTTTACCCGTCAATTCACGCTTGCTGAAACTGTCGAAGTAATGAGTGCTGAGATGGTAAATGGTATGCTCAAAGTCTGGTTGGAAGACATTATTCCAGACGAGCAAAAGCCTCGCAAAGTGAAAATCAAGTAAAATATTAAACTTTCATTACAACAGTGAATATTTGAATAGATAGTAGGAGGGAGAAATCTCTTCTACTATCTCACACAATGGAGAACAATATGGATCAACTAACTCTCTGGATGGCAGTTGGATTTCTTTTTGCTGCTTATTCAGTTATCGCTAACGACTCTGTTCAAACACTTGGAACATGGATCGCTTCTAACAACGAACGCTTTCATTGGAAAGTTCTATGGGGTGCTGCCTCAGTTGTATTGCTTGCAACTCTCTGGTATGGTTGGCATATCAATGGCGGAGACATTTCATACGAACGTCTCAGTAAGATTCCCTTTCAAGAGATACAATGGTATCATGCAGTAGCACCAGCCATTCTACTATGTCTAACTCGTGTTGGTGTTCCTGTATCAACATCATTCCTCGTACTCTCTGCATTTGCATCTACTTTTGTTTTAGAAAAGATGTTGATGAAGTCGATTATGGGTTATGCTGTAGCAGCAGTAGCAGCGTATCTACTGTGGCATCTGATTAGCCGAGCGATTGACGAAAGAAAGTCGATTGGTAATCACTGGTCTCGTCCATACTGGCGTTTCGCTCAGTGGTGTACTACAGGTCTTCTGTGGTGGACTTGGTTGTCTCACGATATGGCTAACATCGCTGTGTTCTTGCCTCGTGAAGTGCCTGTCGATATGATGCTTGTTATTAGCGTTATCTTCGTTGCTGGGCTTGGCTGGATGTTCCGAGAGCGTGGTGGTAAGATTCAGAAGATTGTTATTGAAAAGTCTTCGACTAAGTATATTCGAAGCGCTTGTCTGATTGACCTAGCATACTTCGTTGTTCTATACTTCTTCAAAGAGTTGAATAACATTCCAATGTCTACTACTTGGGTCTTTGTTGGTCTATTGACTGGTCGTGAACTTGCAATCGCAACGGTTCATAATACAAAGATGAAGCAAGTGTTTCCGCTTGTTACAAAAGACTTTATGAAGATGATGATTGGTCTCGGCGTTAGCGTCGGTATCGTTCTGATGATTCATTACGTTATCATTCCGAATGGATATTAATACTAAATACTATACAACAACCGAAACAATAAGGATGTAAAATAATGTCAGATACAGATTTTGAAGGTATGACAGATGAAGAGAAAGCAGCAAGGATTGCTCATGTATATGCAGGCTGTCTCGCATCCGTTGCACATATTAATATGGTCGTCGCAGCACCTGCTGACCATGCAACGGACGCTGGTTCTCTAACTCGCAACATTGAGCATATTAACATCTATCTCAATAAAACGGGTTACTGGACAACTGAAGACTTGACTCCTCTACAAGATGCAGTAGCAGTGGATCAAACGGCTTTCAATGCAGCAGTAGCAGCACTATAACATGGTAGAAGATTATTCATTTGACTTTGGATTTACAGCAGTCGATGAAGATGAACTTGAAGCCGTACAGAAGCTAGAACAAGAAAAAAGTTCTGCTTCTGTAGAGGCTTTAGGTATACAAGAGCGTTTAGATGTGCTATACTCTTCTGTATTACCGTTGCTTAACAATCTAGCAGCGAACCCAGATAAGAGTTATATTTACTGGCCTAATCGTTTAGATAAGATTGAAGAGTTTCGTGATAAGTTGACAGAAATATATAGAGGATAAATTATGAGCCTACTTGATAGACTGACTAAAAATAGTACAGTCAAACTTACTGCTACGCTTTCCAACTCGAAAGTTTATGGTAAGAAAGAGATGGTGCCAACACAGGTGCCTATGGTCAATGTCGCATTGTCTGGTCGAGTTGATGGTGGATTGACACCTGGGCTTACAGTGCTTGCTGGACCATCGAAGCATTTCAAGACTGCATTCTCTCTACTAATGGCGAGTGCTTATCTGAAGAAGTATGATGATGCTGTTGTGTTGTTCTATGACTCTGAGTTTGGTACGCCTCAAAACTACTTTGAATCATTTGATATTGATATGGATCGTGTTGTTCACACTCCTATTATGGATGTTGAGCAACTGAAGTTTGATATCATGAAGCAACTTGACGGTATCGAACGAGGTGACCGTGTGTGTATCATCATCGATTCTGTAGGCAATCTAGCGTCTAAGAAAGAAGTCGAAGATGCTATGAACGAGAAGTCAGTCGCTGATATGTCTCGTGCAAAGCAGATGAAGTCTTTGTTTCGTATGGTAACACCACATCTTACACTCAAAGATATCCCATTGATTGCTGTGAATCATACCTATATGGAAATTGGTATGTTTCCTAAAGCAGTTGTTTCTGGTGGTACTGGCATCTACTACTCCGCTGATAACATCTGGATTATTGGTCGCCAACAAGAGAAAGATGGTACTGATATTGCTGGTTATCACTTTGTAATCAACGTAGAAAAATCTCGTTACATCAAAGAGAAGTCTAAGATTCCAATCTCAGTGACATGGGAAGGTGGTATCAATAAGTGGTCTGGTTTGATGGCTCTGGCTCTTGAAGCGAACTATCTAGCGAAGCCTTCAAATGGTTGGTATCAACTTGTAGATCGTGAGACGGGTGAACTTGTTGGTGAGAAGAAGCGAGCAAAAGATATTCAAGATAATGGAAAATTTTGGACAAATATGTTTACAACCACCGACTTTTCAGAGTATATTAAGAGTCGGTACACTATTGGTGAAACAGCAATGTTTGCACCAGACGAGGAAACAATAGATGCCTGAGATACATACTCTCACTCTAAAAAATACAGCGGGTGCTGCTGTTACGTCAACAAGCGTACAAACTGTGTATGCAGCGGGAGAACTTGTGGCAACTGATGACGACCCTGTAGCTGGTCATGGCATTGGTGTTCATGCGGCACCAGTTACTAAGAATGGAAGTTCGACAGTGATTGCTGAAGGCGAGCCTGTAAATAGAAAGGGTGATGCGGATAGTTGTGGGCATGAACGAAATGCTGGTGTGACCAACGTGTTTGTTGGTGGTTAATATAGAAGGAATATTACATGATTGAACCTCTCATTCTAGGGAGTCTATTACATAATGAAGAATATACGAGGAAAGTATTACCGTTTTTAGAAGAAGAATATTTTGATAGTTTAGAGAACAAGTTAATCTATCGCACTATTGATACCTATATCAAAGACTACAACTCTGTGCCAACGAAGGATGCTCTGCGTCTTTCGTTGGAAGAGTCTCGTAGTGTATCAGAAGAACAGTTTGAAGTTGTTTCTAAAACAATCAATGAACTGTCGTATGATGATAAGAACAGCGAAGACTGGCTGCTTGATAAGACCGAGACCTTCTGTCAAGACAAAGCACTCTACAATGCGATTCGAACATCGATTGGTGTTATGGATTCCAATGATAGCAAGCTAGACAAAGGCTCTATACCCAAGCTACTTCAAGATGCTTTGGGTGTGTCATTCGACAATAGCGTCGGGCATGATTTTCTTGAGAATGTTGATGAACGATATGAGTTCTACCATCGTAAAGAAGCCAGAATTGAGTTTGATATCGAACTGCTAAATACCATTACGAAGGGTGGTCTTCCTCGTAAATCTCTCAATATCATTCTTGCTGGTACTGGCGTGGGTAAGTCTCTTGCTATGTGTCATTTTGCTGCGAGCAATCTCATGCACGGCAAGAACGTATTGTATATTACACTAGAAATGGCTGAAGAACGAATCGCTGAACGCATTGATGCAAATCTGCTTGATGCTTCTATTGATGAAATCCACATGATGCCTAAAGATGTTTTTGAAAAGAAAGTCAATCGACTGAAGTCAAAAACTCCAGGTAAGCTGATTGTCAAAGAATATCCAACAGCATCTGCTGGGTCAGGTCATTTCCGTCATCTACTGAACGAACTGAAACTCAAGAAGAACTTCACTCCAGATATCATCTATATTGATTATCTGAACATCTGTACAAGCAGTCGTATCAAAGCAAACGCTATGGCAAACTCGTACACACTAATCAAGTCCATTGCTGAAGAACTTCGTGGTCTTGCTGTAGAGTATGATGTTCCTATTGTATCTGCTACTCAGACCACACGCTCTGGCTTCAGCAGTTCTGATGTTGGTCTTGAAGATACTTCTGAATCGTTTGGTCTGCCTGCTACCGCTGACTTTATGGTCGCTCTGATTGCTACTGAAGAACTAGAACAACTTGGTCAGATTATGATTAAGCAGTTGAAAAATCGATGGGGCGATCCAAATTCGAACAAGCGTTTCGTGATTGGCATCGACCGTTCGAGAATGAGGTTCTATAACGTAGAACAATCAGCACAAGATGGTATGGTAGATGATACACCAGTCATGAGCAATAGTTCATATGGTGAACGATGGGATGAACAAGAGAAAGACTCAACCCTTCCTAAAAAGTTTGGTAAAAATATATGGAAGGCTAGTTTTGCATAATGTCGTACAAAGTAGAACGCAAAGAGGATGAGTATGAGTTAATAGAAAACGAACAGACCATCATAATGACTTTCAA